CACCGAGGGCTATCTGCACATCCAGTCTTCGCTGGCGTCTTTCACGTTCAACGAGCTGGACAGCGACTACATTGGTTTCGGCTCGCCCAACCTCTTCGGTGGTGGCCTCTGATAACCCTTTGAATGCAAGAAGAGCACCCCGTGGGGTGCTCTTCTCGTTTGCTATGCCATGCTGCGGTAAAAATCCAACCGGTCCAACCCGCGCAGGTTGACATCAGCGGGATACATGTTGCCTATCCTGTACAGCATGGCCTGTGCGAAGCTGTAGGCATCGCGACGATCCCCAAAGAGCATGTTCATGCTGAACGTGTGATCCTCGTTGCTTCCCTTGCGGATCCACGGGATGAACTGTTCCAGCTTGATCTCTTCTGCCTTGAACTGGTGCTTGTTGCCCACCAGCGTGACCGTTTGCCGAGGAGCTTCCATGTCCCAGCGCAGGATGGTGCGCGGCACATGCGTGGCACGTCCTTTGCCGCCGAGCCCCCAGGGGTCGGACTTCATGCGGACCTGGCAGAAGTCGTGATACCTCACCTTGGCCTCATAGCCACCTGCACCACCGGTGAACCACACCACGTACACACGGAACTCCAAGAATGGCACCATCTTGATGTTGCCATTGGGCTGGCGGTCTCGGTACTGGTTGCGGCGTGCGTTGGCGAAGAGTTGCTCCGGATACAGCACCGCACTGGGCCAATTGCGCATGGCTGCGGCCAGCTGCCGCTGGTGGGCCACTTCTTCCTGTGGAGCGCCTAGCACCCGATAGGCCCAGTGATCCGGACCCACGTAGGGATTGGGCTTGATGTCCTCTCTCACGGGATCAGCTTGCGCAGGCTGTTGCGCACCTCTCGCTCGAGGAACCGTGCCGCACTCTCACGGTTCGTGAAAAGCGCGCTGAAGTGGCCAAAGCTCACTGCTTGATGCGAGCTGCCGCCCTTGGCCATGATGCTGAGCCGGCGGAGTCCATCCTTGTCGAAGTGGTTCTCCTCGTATTCCAGCACCTGCTCACTGTGCGTGAGCTGCTGGTTGTTGATGCCGTCGTGGATGCCGATGCTGGTGATCTGATGCACACTGAGGGTGAGCCCAACTGTGCAACCCGCGTTGTTGGAGTTGGGCACAGTGGGTGTGGCCGCAGCCGCGTAGATGGCGTTCTGGTTCAGCGTGAACAGTTGCTCGGGAAAGATGATTGCCCCATGCAGATCCCCGTAGAGGGCCACACGGGCCCGGTAAAGCTGGCCCCAGTCCCCGCGCGCCTGCAGCACCCTATAGGTGCGATAGCTGGGCGTGCCCACGCGCTTGAAGTTGATGGGCTGGGTGGCCATCAGATGTCTTGCTCCAATCCACGCAGGGCGCAGGCCACATGTTCGTCAATGGCCTCATTCGTTCGCAAGTTGGTAATGAGCAAGAGGGCGTCCTCTGTCAACTCCCAATTGTCCCCACGGGCCATGATGCTGCGAGCGTTGAGAATATAGCCGGGCACCACCATGCCGATGCCCTCTTCCAGGCCCAGCCGTGCGAGGTTGACGCGATTGTTGAAGCACCAGTCTCTGAGCACGGATTCCATGCTGAGCTCATGGGTGACAAAGAAGTGGCTCATGCTGGGATGCAAGTGCGAGTACAGCTCGCGGTTGGTGCACACCACGAGCTTGCCATGCTGGCCGGCCAGCTTCTTGTAGGTGATCACGCTGCGCAGGGCGCGGAACAGTGACACCGCGCTGTGAGTGCGCACGGCGTCGCCCGTGGTGGGGTGTGCATGCATTAGATGCACTGGCTCTCGGCAGCGTTGTGGGCCGTGATGGCGTCGAGATCGAACCGGCAGTTGCGCCAGCAGAACGTGTAGAGATCCAGGCGCTTGGTGCCGCCGCCGCTGTAGCGGGGCAGGATGGTCACACCCTTGTCGGTGATGCCGACGATTTTGCCGAGGTACTTGAGATTGAAGCTGTCGTACTCGGCTTGGCCGCCCAACTCGAAGGTGACATCGTAGGGCTTGCCGCAGTACACGCCGTAGATTCGGATGCTCTGGTTGCGCAGGATCACCGCATTGTGGGATTCGCTGCTGCTGAGCTGGTACTGGGAGACGCGGCCCCGGAACTTGCGGGCCTTGGGGGCAATGTTGTTGACAACCACCGCCTTGGACATTTGCTGACTCCCTATCCGATCCGTACTATCAATCTAGCACGAACAGGAAGGGAGTCAACCAGTTTTCTGCCAGTTAGGCTGCCAGGCTGCCCGAAGTGGCCAAGGGCATGTGCCTGTGCATGATGCTCTGGCTCACTGCCGCTCGAATCTGCTGGAAGTACACGCGGCGGCCCGTCTCAGCATCCAGGAAGTGCGTGGCGCCGAATGTGATGTTGGTCTCGCCATCGGGATTGGTGACGCGCACCTCCACCATCTCAGCCATGCCACCCTTGTTGACTTCGGTGACTGTGAAGCCGCTGCTGCGAAGGTAGCCCAGCCAGTCCATGTACTGCGCTCGGGTGATGCGCATGTTGTTGACGGAAGACATATAACCGATCCATTTCTTGTGCACCGCACAGTTAACACCACTTGCCGCAGTGTCAACCACGTGGTAGGTAGCCCTAGGCTGTGACGAGTGCCACAGCCCTATCCATCGGTAGAAGCTCGAGGTAGGCGTTGTAAAGCCGCTCCAGCCTGGAGCGCAGCAACACCTTGGCCTGATGCACAGAAAACCCACGTTGCTCGGTGAGAGCTTCGATTAGGTTGTTGGTGTAGGCATTGTATGCGTGATGCACTGCCGTTCCCGCCTGCTGTTAACTGTGTATGCCGCACATTAGCAGGCCGTGCACCAGCGTCAATCCGAGAGTGCTCAAAATATATAAAAAGTTGACTTTTACCCAATAGTGAAGCCGTAGCCCACGCTCTGATCCACCTGCGTGGCAACTTCCTGCTCCAGCCGATCCATTTCAGCCTGAGCTTCCTGCTTGAGGGCATCGCCGTTCAGCGTGGTGCCACCCTGCGGACCCACGATGCTGCCAAACTTGCTGCGAGCCTCGCCCAGCATGAACTTGGCTCGGGCCGCCGTGTAGTCACGCAGCCAGTTGCGAGCAAACACATCGTTGAGCAGGCTGTCCTCACTGCGGCTAGTGTACACCCAAATCAGCACATTCTCGGGACCCGTGATGTTGCGGATGATCTCCAAGCGGTGCTCGCTGGGGTCCCAGTTGAAGTTGATGCTGGCTCCGAACATGCGGCCCACGAGCTCTTGAAAGCCTGCGAACATTTCATACGTGGCGAGACCACCATTGCTCACCCCACCACCGGCGGTCATCTGCGCGGCAAAGGCAGCACCAAAGGGGTCAAAGTTCACACCAGTGCCGCTGCTGGTACCCGTGGTGCCCCTGCGGAAGATCTGCTTTACCAGCTGCACTTCCTCGGGCAGCGTGTACACATTCTGGCCGATTTGCAGCTCGAGGAACAAATAGCGCTCCGAGGTGCTGTTGCTGGAGCGCACGCGATAGCGATCCAGCGCAAGGTCAAAGGCTAGCTCATAGTGGTCCGGCGTGAGACCCACGCGAACCATGCCCTCGCCCATGATGAGCCGAACTTCACGGATGATCTTTTCACGCATCTTCATGTGGGGCCTCCTATGGCTTTGCCATATTTAGCCGCTAGAACACCCGGAGGATCACCGTGTCAGTGTTGAGCCTACCGCTGACATCGTGGCGCTTGCCTGTGATGTGCTTGTCCATGATCATATCCACCCGCGCCACCGTGGGAGCCTTGCGCACTGCGGTGACATCCTTGTCCGCGTTGCGCAGGGTCTTCCCATAGCTCACAGCGTCATCGAAGCCGCGCACCGTGGTGCCCTGAATATCCAGTTTGCCCTGGGTGGCCCGGAGGATCTGCAGGCGCTTGGTCTTGGTGTTCAGCAGCACCGCGCACTCCGAACCCACCACATCCGCGGGGTTCACGCTCACCACGTTGTACGTGGTGTCCTGCTGCTTGACCTGCACGTTGCGGATCACCCGAGCCACCTTGCCCGTGACCTTGCGAGCCGCGCCTTTGGCCGCCCGGTTGTTCTGCACGCGAGCGCGAAGCTCTGCGAGGATCACATCCAAGTTCAACACCCACTGGCGCAGTGAATCTGCCTGAGCACCCGCCCGGGTGTCTTCGAAGTGAGTGATGCAGCGATTGAGTGTGGCCAGCTTGGGCTCGCAGCGGTTGATGCTGTCGCGGATGTCGTTCTGATCCACCTGCGCTGGGGTGATGAACCGCTCCAGCCGGCTGTACAGGTCCACATACGCCTGAGTGTCACGCTGTGCCGCAGTGAGCTGAAAGCGAGGCGCATCATCGTCCTCGTCAACCACGTACCGCTCCATTTCCACCAGCTTGCGCTGGATGAAGTCGTGATTGTTCTGCTCCAGCGTGCCGCCTTCGAGCGCGATCCACGCGACCTTGCCCACCACGGCAAAATGCCAATCCGGCAGGTGAGCCAAGTCGGGCCGGTCCAGTAGGCTCAGTGCGAATGCCTTGAGCTCCCGAGGCTCAAACGCGCTGTGCGCATAGCGCAGGGCATCCGCAAAGGCCGCTTCGCGATCCGGATTCTGTGGGTTGATGCGCGTGCAATCGGGCCGCGTACCTAGGATCATCTCGGAATCAAAGCGTGCCATAGGCCCCCCTCGTTGGTTCCATTGAGCTAACACTGGCTGCTCTCCGTTTTCAATAAATATCCAAAACTGCGGAGATCACAATGGGTCGCATCAGCATGTGGGATACCAGGAAGAACGATGATTATCGTTTCCTGGATGAAGCCATTCTCGAGATGTTCGAGATGGGCGGCGTGGGCGTGCTCGTGCACAAGTACCTGGGTGTTCAAACCGAGGATGGCAGCGCTCCCAGGGCCACCCAAATCCAAGACATGCTGCTGTTGGAGAACAGAGATCGAGCCTATGACCCCCATGTGTACGAGATCTATGCCTCCTACAACATGCAGGATTATGAGTTCAACGTTCAGCAATTTGGCATGTTCTTGGAGAGCGACGTCCTGTATTTGGAGGTCCACATGAACGACACCATCAGCAAGCTGGGTCGCAAGCTGATGAGTGGTGACGTCATTGAGATGCTGCATCTCAGGGATGATGCACTGTTGGACGAGGATGCTCCCGCAATCAACAAGTTCTATTCCGTGCAGGATGTGAGCCGAGCCGCCGGCGGTTACAGCGTGACCTGGCGCCCACACATTCTCAGGGTCAAGATCAAGCCGCTCACAGACAGCCAAGAGTACAGCCAGATCCTCGACGCACAGGCCACGGACGCCAATGGCGATCCCATCCAGGGCTTGGATCTGCGAGACCTCATCTCGGACTGGCGCGACCAAGTGGGCATCAGCGATGCCGTGCAGGCTGCGGCAGAAGAAGCTGTGCCGTTCCGCAACTTTGAAACCGCACACTTCTACGTGATCCCCGGTGACGAGCGCGGCACTCAGAATCCCTGGGTGTTCGCGGGTGATGGCAAGCCACCGAATGGCGCCGAGCTCGCCGGCAGCGGTCGTCACTTCCCGGAGCAAACCGCCGACGGCGCGTGGTTCCTGCGCACGGATATGAATCCGCATGTGCTGTTCCGCCGCCAGGGTCCCGTGTGGGTTCGCCAGGAGGTGGACTACAGGAAGAAGTGGCAGGCGGCTCACAGAATTTTGGAGACCTTTATCAACAACGACAAGGTCACCAACAACCAGGGTGAAACCTTTGCAGAAAAGCAACCGCTCAGCAAGGTGATCCTTCCAAGAGCAGATCTATAAGGAGATCGACAATGGCTATGACTACAAGCGCCAAGGGCTTGGCACTGATCAAGCACTTCGAGGGTTACGTGAGCAAGGCATACCGTTGCCCAGCTGGCGTGTGGACCATCGGTTACGGCACCACTGCTGGTGTGCGTCCGGGAATGACCATCACTGAAGCTCAGGGCGAGGGTTTCCTCAAGGCTGACCTTCTCAAGTTTGAAAAGGCTGTGAATGCTGCGGTAAAGGTCAAGCTTGCCCAGCACCAGTTCGATGCCCTCGTGGCCTTCACCTACAACGTGGGTGCGGGTGCGTTCCAGGGCAGCACCCTGCTGCGCCAGATCAACGCAGGTGCCTTCAACCTCGCCCGTGCCAACTTCATGAAGTGGGTCAAGGGCGGCGGCAAGACTTTGCCGGGTCTGGTGCGCCGTCGCACCGCCGAGGCTGATCTCTTCGAGACCGGCAAGACCAACTTCTAAGGAGACCACTGATGGCTTTGGATTATTGGTACGACGGCCAGTTCCGTCGCTACTTCCTACAGTTTGTGCACATTTTCCAGGGCTTTCAGTACGTTCAGGGCCGTACGGCGGATGGCAAGCCCATCTTCCGCACGGTGCCTGCCAAGATGGCGGTGAAGGATCGCCAGGTTGGTCACATCCTCAGGAACAACAGCGAGAACACCATGATGACCGTGCCGCAGATCACCTGCGACGTGGTGAGCATGACCCTTGCCAGGGATCGCATCCAGCAGCCCAATTTCGTGAGCACCGTGCAGGTGTACGAGCGCGAGATCAATCCGGTGAACCAGCAGTACCTGGAAACACTGGGCAAAACATACACGGTGCAGCGGTACATGGCTGTGCCCTATGATCTCACCATGCAGATGGACCTGTGGACCAGCAACGAAAGCCAAAAGCATCAGTTGCTGGAGCAGATCATGATCCTGTTCAATCCCAGCATCGACCTTCAAACGGGCACGAATGCCATTGACTGGACCAGCCTCACCATTGTGGAGATGCAGGACACCAACTGGAGTTCGCGCGGTCTCACCATTGGCACCGATGACGCCATCGAGATCAGCACCCTCACATTCAAGATGCCCATTTGGCTCAGCCCGCCGGCCAAGGTCAAGCGCCAGACTCTCATCCAGCAGATCATCACCAACATCGGCGAGATGGAGACGTATCAGGGCATCGACACCGAAGGCGCGCTGGGCTACTGGGGCACCTCGGATCTACTGGGCAGGATCATCACCACGCCGGGCAACCATCAGATTGAAGTCAGCGGCCAGGAGATCACCCTGCTGGGCGCGGGCGGTGCCGAGCACGAGGGTGGCAATGTGTTTGAGTGGAAGCCTCTGCTGGAAAAGTACGGCAAGCTGCGACCCGGCGTGAGCCAGATCCGCCTCAAGACCACCGAGGACATGGATGATCACGACACCGACATCGTGGGCACGCTGGATTGGCACCACAGCGATGCCAACCGCCTTGTGTGGACCATGGATATCAGCAGCCTGCCCCGCAACACTCTCAAGGACATTGATGCCATCATTGATCCCCACCGGAGTTGGCCTGGCACCAATCTCAATCCCGTGAGTCAGGGTCAGCGATATCTCATCACCCAGGATATCCAACCGGGCAGCGTGGCCTGGGGCAACCTCGATGCCGGAGCCGGTGACATCGTGCAATACTCGAATGGCGAGTGGGTGGTAAGTTTTGATGCCAGTGCGGAGCAGGGCATCCAGTATGTGTTGAACTCGTATCGAGCCACACAACTGAAATGGTTCCAGGGTCAGTGGCAGGCCAGTGTTGAAGGCGACTACAACACGGGTTACTGGAGGCTGATTCTCTAAGCAGGCGGCTCAGTGACACTCAAGAAGTGGTGCAGAGCATGCTCAATTAAGGAGTGCCCGCTTTGAGGCTCTCCTCGCCACTGCGAGCCGCCTGCGCTTTCAAATAGTCCTGCACGCACTTGGGCCCGCAGAAGTGCACGGGCTGGCCCAGGGGCTCGTTGAACTTGGGGTCCATCCAGTACAGCCGCTCGCCCGTACGCGGGTCCTTGCGATAGGCAGGATCGCTGGTGCTGCGCTTGCACACATGGCAGCCTTGTCCAAACACAAACATGATTTGTCCTAATTTGAATTCCGTGTTAGTTAGCTGCTACCAAGGGTGCCAGTCAAGAAAAGGCACAGCACATGAGTACCACGGAAGCCACCAAAGACATCATCACCTTTCGGGTGCGTGACCCCGACAAGGGCATGCTGTTCTTCGTCAAGCCCAACAGCAACCCCAACTATGTGCCCACGATGCAGCCGGGCTACCACTCGGCTCAGCCCATTGACGTGGATGATGTGGAAACCGTGGTGCGGCTCTACCAGAGGCTAGTCAAGGAGTACGGCGCGGATCACGTGGAGATCATTCGGCTGCAGGTGCTGGTGCGAGAGACTCCCATGGACATCATCGAGCGCGATGAGTTCATGGAGGAGCGCCGCAAGGTGGCCCTGGCCAAGTTGCAGAGCGATGACATTGAAGCCCTTGGCTTGCAGAAGCTGGCAACCTATAATAAGCTGCGCTACCACAACTTGGACGAGAACATCAAGCTGCCATGAGCGACCTGCGCATCTTCCGCATCCGTGATCGCAAAACTGGCCTGTGGAGCGGCGGTGGCAGCTCGCCCAGCTTTGGCAAGCGCGGCAAAACCTGGGACAACATCGGCCACGTGGGCTCGCATGTGACCAACGCGGGCCGCTATGCAGCCGAGGTGTACCGAGATGCGGAAATCGTGGAGTACGTGATCACCGAGAAGGAAGCCAAGACCTACGACATCATGGCCATGCTGGAGCGCAAGGAGCGGCAGAAGGCTCTGGTGAAGAAGTTCGGGCATCCGCTGGGTGACCTCGTGGCCACGCTGGAGAAGAACGAGCAGGAGTCGCAGTACCGCTGGGTGATCATCGTCACCAACGTCACGGATTACGACACGTGGATCAAGGGCTTCAAGACCCTTGGTATCAAGCGCACGGACTTCAAGAGCAAGGGCAACGTGCATGCATTTTCGAGCCGCGACGCTGCCATGAAGGCCAAACTTTCCTGTAACGGCCAGGTCAAAAGCCTTGACATTGTGGATCTCATCGAAGAATTTTAACCAAAAGGTTGACTTCCACACAGGTACACGTATATAAATAAACATGTAGAGCACGCAGTGAATTCATCCTTTGCGGTGGGTGTCACTTCCTGCTAGTACAGATCCTATCCCGGCACAGGGGTGAGGATACTGAAATGAACATCCGTAACGACATCCTAGACATCAGCCGCCAGAATCTCATCGGCGAGCTTTCCCCTTGGTTCCAGGCCGAACTGGATCACCAAATCGGCATCGGCGACTTCCTGCCCGAGAGCGCACTCCTCGAAGTGCGTGATCGCATCGTGCGGGACCTCAGCAACTACCGCATCCAGAATGGCATCCACAACGTGGTGCTGGGCATGAGCGGTGGCGTGGATAGTGCGCTCACCGCTGCGCTGTTCAAGATGGCCGAGTGGACAGTCACCGGCGTGACCCTCCCCATCAACCAGAATCCCGTGGAAACGGAGCGCGGCATCGAAGCATGCCGGGCCCTGGGCATCACCCACATCAACAAGGATCTCAGCAACCTCTACCAGGCCACGCTGGAAGATCTCTACGACGTGGACCAGGCGCTGGGTCGTGTGGAAGTCACCGACAAGCCCACCAAGATCCGCAGGGGCAACATCCGCGCCCGACTGCGCATGATCACCCTGTACAACATGGCAGCGGACCGCAGCGGTCTCGTGGCCAGCACGGATAACTTCAGCGAGCTCGGCGCTGGCTTCTGGACCCTACACGGGGACGTGGGCGATCTCAGCCCCATCCAGAGCCTGCTCAAGAGCTGGGAAGTGCCCATGCTGAGCAAGCTCAGCGGTGTGCCCGAAGCCACATGGCGCGCCACTCCCACCGATGGTCTCGGCATCGACGCAGGCGACGAAGCCCAACTCGGTTGCAGCTACTTGGAGTGGGACCTCATGGTGAACGCCATGATCAACACGCACGCTGACAACCTGGACGAAATGACTCGTCTGCTGGCGCTCAAGGGCGAAGCCCGAGCCAGCGAAGTGTTGCAGAAGGTGGCGGGCCGCATGGGCGCCAGCTGGTTCAAGCGACTCAACCCCGTGAACATCCAGCACGACAAGCTGGACCGCTACAGCAGCCTCGCCGCTCTGGACCGCAACTTCTTCCAGCCACTCGTCGTCCGCTAAGTTGACATTTGGCAGCCTGGCGCTATCACAATGGTAGCGCCGGGAGGCCAGGAGGATTCACATGATTGATTTCGCAACCCGGGCACACAACCACACCTACCGCCTGGACCCCATCGTCCGCAGCCTGCTGGACACGGATTTCTACAAGCTGCTGATGCTCCAGTTCATCTGGAAGCGCTACAAGGATGTGCCCGTGACGTTCCGGGTGATCAACCGCAGCACCAAGGTCAGCCTCGCCGACAGCGTGAGCTTCGACGAACTCAACGCCCAGCTCGCGCATGTGCGGGACTTGCGCTTCACACGCAACGAGCTCATCTGGCTGCAGGGCAACACCTTCTACGGCAAGCGTGCGCTGTTCGAGAGCGAGTTCATCCAGTGGCTGGAGAACTTCCGCCTGCCCGCTTACAAGCTCACCCGCGAGGGCGAGCAGTACGGCGTGGAGTTCTCGGGCACGTGGGCCGAGGTCACGCTGTGGGAAATCTACGCTCTCAGCATCATCAACGAGCTGCGCAACCGCAGCGCCCTCAGGGAACTGGGCAAGTTTGAGCTGGATATCCTCTATGCTCGCGCCAAGAACCGTCTCTGGGACAAGCTGCAGACTCTCACGGATGTGCCCAACCTCAACCTCACGGACTTTGGCACCCGCCGGCGCCACAGCTTCCTCTGGCAGGAATGGGCCGTGCTGGCTGCTGCGGATGTGCTGGGCCACAAGTTCACGGGCACCAGCAACGCCTACTTGGCCATGAAGCACGGCTTCGAAGCCAAGGGCACCAACGCACATGAGCTGCCCATGGTGGTGGCTGCGCTGGCCCCGGACAATGCTGCACTGATGCAGAGCCAGTACGAAGTGTGCCGGCAGTGGCAGGAAGTGTACGACGGCGGCCTGCTGGTGGCTCTGCCCGATACCTTCGGCACCACCCAGTTCCTCCTCAACGCTCCGGAGTTCCTCAACAACTGGACTGGTTTCCGCTACGACAGCAAGGATCCCATCGCGGCCGGCGAAGAGAGCATCGCGTGGTGGCACGCCCGGGGCCAGGATCCCCGGGACAAGTTGGGACTGTTCTCGGATGGTCTCGACGCCCCCAACATCATCCAGCTGGCCCGCCACTTCGAGGGCCGCATGCGAGTGGGCTTTGGTTGGGGCACGCTGCTCACCAACGACTTCCGCAACTGCCACCCCCGCGGATACAACACGCTGGACCCCATCAGCCTCGTGTGCAAGGTCAGCAAGGTGGGCGAGCAGGACGCGGTCAAGCTCAGCGACAACTACACCAAGGCCACCGGCCCCTACGATGTGGTGGAGCGCTACCGCGAGGTGTTCGGCACCCGCGGCGTAGCCAACGCGCCGGTAACCGTTTGAGGACACAATGATCACAAACATGGTAAACGACATCCTCGGTGCATTCAGCGCCATTGGCAACGCAGACGGCAACACCCAGGCGGTGCTGTTCCTCGCGGTGTTCGTGGCCCTGCCCTGGGCGCTGGCATATCTCAAGAGCTGGTTCCAGCCGCGCGGCAGCGTGGTTGGCGGTGACATGGTGGGCGGGGACAAGATCACCTACCACGATGCCGACGATGACGAGCAGGAAGGCTACGTTTACCGGTTCCCCCGGCCCAGCGTGACCGCCACAGTGATGCTGGTGCACGCGGAAAGCGGCACCTTCTTCGTGGGCTATCGCGGCGAGGATGTGGATGCATACCCGGGTGCAGCGTGCCTGCCGGGTGGGTTCCTCGAAGCCAAACGCGATGATCACCCGGGTGAGCGCGTGGAGCAGACAGCGATCCGAGAGACCCTCGAAGAGGCCAACATCAGCATCGACGAGCGCGACCTCAACCTCCTGTGCGTGAAGAGCAGCCCCAACACGGATCCGCGTGCCCACGTCATCAATGTGTGCTATCTGGTATTCGTGGATGATGAGCAGAAGGAGTTTGCCAAGGCGGGCGACGACCTCAGCGGCTACGACTGGCGCCACATCAACGACATCGAGAAAGAAAGCGGCTACGCTTTCAACCACTACGAAATCATCATCGCCGGCGGCCGCATGGCAGCGCTGAGCATCCAAGCGCAGAAGATTGCCAAGGAACTCAAGGAGGTTCCCAATGCCACAGCGTAAACGAGTAGCAATGGCAGCGATGCGCACCCAGCCGCTACACGAGGGCCACACCCGCATCCTCAACCGGATGATCGCGGACTTTGAGACCGCCATCCTCATGCAAGGCAGCGCGGACAAGCATGGCACCCGGGGCAACCCGTGGCACGTGGAAGTGCGCGAGCAGATGGTGCGCAACGTGTACCACAAGCGCATCAAGCTGGTGCCCGTGGCGGATCTGGGAACCACCGAGGGCACGGGGGATTGGTGCCAACACCTGCTGAACATCATCGGCGATATTGGCCTGCCATCACCCACCGACTACTTTACGGGCAGCCAAGCCGACGCAATGTGGTACAAGAGCCACTTCTGGGATGGTCCCACAGATCACCCCATCCTGTTCATGCCCGAACAGCGCCGGTACTGGCTGCCGCATGATCCCAACATGCGCCCCCAGGATATCGCGAACGAGTACCTCAGCAGCGATGCCACCCTGCGCCGACTTCACATTGTGGAGCGCAGTGCGAGCCAGATCCCCTCGGCCACAGAGCTGCGCACGTTCTTGGACGCGCGAGATGACGGCTGGAAGCAGTGGGTTCCCGGTGTGAATCACGAGCTCGTAGAGAGCACCTATCCGGAGGAGTTCCGGGTCAAGTTCAAAGACTGAACCTCGAGGAGGTTGTTATGACAAAGAAGTTTGTAATCGTCGTAGACGTGCAGAACGACTTCATGCTGGCCAACGGCTTGCTCAGCATCAAGGGTGCTGACGCGCTCGTGCAGCCGCTGGATGCCTACCTCACAGGGCTCAGCAGCGAGAACACCAGCGGCGTGCTGTTCACGTACGACACCCACACGGAAGCCAGCTACGTGGGCTCCGCAGAAGCTACTCAGTTCCCTCCGCACTGCTACAAGGGTACGGATGGCTGGGAGCTCAGCGTGAACCGCGACGGGGTGAACTCGGGCATTCCGGTGTTCTACCTGGAAAAGGGCGTGTTCTCGATGTGGGCTGAACCCAACGTGCTCATCCACAGCCTGCGCGAGGACATCAACCCCATGGAGCGGGACAAGTTCTTCCAGCTACTGCGGGAGCAGGGCAACACGCTCATCGAAGTGGTGGGTGTGGCTTCCGACTATTGCGTGAAGTGGACCATCGACGGTCTCCTCGAGCGCGGCTTCAGCGTGCAGATCCCCGAGGGTCTCACCCTGGGCATCGCGGAGGACATGGGCACCACAGTGGCCAAGTCCTTCCAGGGACAGCCGGTGAGCATGGTTCGGTGAGCTACAGCGGCACCACCGTAAAGCTGGATGGCAAGGTTCTACTCAAGCGCCTTACCATCCAGATCAAGGAAGTGAAAACCGATTACAACCGCCAAAGCCGCGTGCCCATGTACCGCGTGGAGGGCGAGTGGAGCCTCAGCCCGGCGTTTGCTGTGGCTGGGTCCTCGGTGTCAGCCATGTACAATCCACAGCACGTGGAGATCAACGTAGTGGTGAGTCAGGAGATGCATGAGCTCCTCGTGGCAGAACTCACCCGAGAGCATAACTTGGATGAAGTGTACAAACTGGAAATCCGCACCATCACAGTGGTGTTAGAGACGCACACCAGCTATCGCTATGATCGGCAGGAAACATTCCCCATTGTGATCGACGGGTTCGGCTACCACAGCAAGGTGAGCCAGGATCCCGGCGAGTTCACCACACGCAACGATGCAGGTCCCGTGAGTTGTGCGATCCTGCGAGACATCCTCATGCAACACCTGCGTGTTGACATTGGGGAATACCCGAGGAAAGACCGATGAGTGGACGTATCGTAACCGCACCCGACGTGTGGCACAAAGGAGAGCAGCCTGCGGTGTTCATCGCCGGCGGCATCTCCAACTGCCCGGACTGGCAAACCGCAGTGTGTGAGCTTATCACAAGCCAGGCATCCTGGGTGGCTGTGAACCCTCGCCGCAACGGTTGGGACATGAAGGCGCACGTGGAGGAGAGCATTAAGCAGATCACTTGGGAGCACATGCACCTCAAGGTGGCCGCTCACATCATCTTCTGGTTCCCCAAGGAGACCCTGTGCCCCATCACCCTGCTGGAACTGGGCAAATACTTGGCAGCGGATGTGCCCCTCACCATTGGCACGCATCCCGAGTATGGCCGCCGTTTGGATGTGCAGGTGCAAACCAACCTGGAGCGTCCCGGTGAAAAGATCTGGGACAACCTGGATCTCATGATTGCTCACTGGCTCAACCAAAACGGTTGATCCAACGTTGAGCCGTGCTATGCTGGGGCATGAGCAAAGGTCCCAGCAAGTACGCACTCATGAGCGGCATGGCCAAGCCGGAAATGCCGGCAGACCTAATAGTGCCGGAGCCGATTGAGCACCTCGCTGCCAAGCTGGGTATGAACAAGCACGAGGTGGAATTCCTCTTGCACACGGCTCACGAAGAGGCCGTGAACAATGACATCCTCCTGCATCATTTTCGCAGCCTGCTCACGGCGAGCAAGCTGCTGTTCTCGGAACAAGCCAATCGCCATGTTACAGCGATGCGCATGCACGATGCTGCGTACCAAACTCGCATGAAACAGTGGCATGATCGGCAAGAGCTGGATCGCAAGGTGGCCAAGCAACTGGCCGACGAGGAATACTTCAAGACTACCTATCGCCGAGCAATAGCGGCGTACGACTACTTTGTGGACATGCTGCGCTCCGGCTACAACCTCGGCGGGTTCACTGTGCAGGAACGCCGGCTGTTCGACGCGCTGGTGCGAGAGTATCCGGACCTCAAGCTGGAGTATGATCGCTCATATTTCTTCTTCCAAAAGGTCACCCTCAGGGGGCCCGCTCCCAAACTCACACCTCAGGTTCCCTGGCTGGGTGAGGTCAACGGGCTCCTCGCCAATCTGCGCGATCCATCCATTTGACTGGCTCCCAACTTCTGCTAGAGTGAGTGCATGAGTTTC